TTTCATGTTCACTTGGGGCCGTTTTTTATGCAGGCGGTGCTTCAGCAACGCCAGTTCATGTAAGGTTGTCCGGTAGTGAATACGCATCAGGCGGAACCAGAACAACTGGATCGTTGCATCACTTTATTAGATCTGCACACTCTGGTAGTTCGCCTGAGTTCACCATGGAAATAATGCACGGCACTTCTACAGCATCGAAGATTGGATTTTCTTTTGACAGTTCATCGCCTAAATATATAAGAAAGGTATTCAACACAAATCCAACAGCAGTAAACGACAACATCACAGGAGACGAAGCATTACAAAGGTATTGGCTCGGTGAGTCATTCGAAACTAACATTATAAATGATGTGTTTGCAAACACTGCAGATGTAACTCCTGTCGGCCTAGTGTTACCGCTAGAGACTTCCGCTTTAGAATGGGGCGACTTCCGCCAACCAGTACAAGAGGCCAAGACAGGCTGGTTTATTGCACAAGATACGGAAGACGCGTCTCAGTTTGATGCACGCACACAGCAAAAGTTATTCAGAGTATGTTCTATAAATACTGGCGAATCGAACGCTAGAGATTTTAAAGTTTCAATAGAGAACATTACTTCACCAGCAAAAGATGGAGTTAATCCATATGGAACGTTCAGCGTGGTTCTGAGAAAAGCATCCGACTCTGATAGTGCTCTCAGGGTTGTAGAGAGGTTTTCAAACTGCAACCTAAATCCTAATTCTGCAGACTATATCGGACGTAAAATCGGTGACATGTATGTTGAATGGGATAACGATAATCGTAGAAACAGGCACTATGGTGACTATCAAAATATGTCAAAGTACGTTAGAGTTGAGATAGATCCAGATGTATCAGCAGGTTATATAGATCCCGGCCTTCTGCCGTTTGGTGTCTTCGGCCCTCCTCGACCAAAGCAGATAACTAATTCTAAGGGACAGGGTAGATTGACCATCAAGGTTACAGGTATACCAGTTAACAACGGCCAGCTTGATATTATTGATCAAGCCGGAAATGCGATGAACCTGGTCGCAACAACCTCCATAAATCCTGGCTTGATAGAAAGTAACGCTGGCGGCTGCGGTAAGGGCGGCTGCGCAAAGGTTGGCGTTAGATCAGGTACAGCAGATAATGCGACAAACAGAGCTCTGATAGCAAGAGGGATATTTCTGGCTATAAAGACGCATATCTCAAACGGATCCGGAACGGAGGCAACAATTACGCCTTCGTACATCGAAGGTTCCGACGAAGTGGTTATTTTGCACGATCCTGGGGACATAACAAATGTAAATGCCGGTGTAGATTTTACAGTTTCCGGCCAAACCGCTTGGAATACGGGTACTACCGCTACCGGTTTTGTCGGCGATTCGGCCACTAACTTGTGGACCGCAAATCCGACTAACGGTAACTGGGTTGGAAGTATCCACGGTGGCGTTGGCAAATTCATAACTGGCTCTGACGCACCAGAGGTTGCGTTAAACTGGCCGGTAACTCGACTAAGATTGTCTGCTTCCGACGGTGGATTAGCAGACCAGACGCGAGCATATTTCGGACTACAGACTACTCGAAAGAAGAGTTCTACTCGTCACGATCCTAGTTATGTAGATCATGTCCGAGCCATGCCGGTCAACTACTCGGCTTATAATTATACAGCTACTGAAAATGCATCCTCCCCGGTAGAATACTCTTGGGTATTTACCTTGGACGATGTTGTTGTAGGGAATACTACCAATAAAGGTGAAGTCTATTATTCTAGCGGATCCCGCCAAGCTAGTTCGCTTCACGAAAAGTCCTACACCGCAAAGAGCGGCTCCAGGGAGTTGTTGGAGTTAGGCTATGACAGGTTTACTTCTCCGATGTTCGGCGGCTTCGATGGCGTTGACATTACAGAGGCTGAACCGTTCAACAACAGAGCTCTCGCTTCAAATGATGAAAAGGCATCCTACGAGTATGCCTCGGTTAAGCGCGCCCTAGATGCTGTACACGACCCGGAGGTCATCGAGAGTAATATAATGGCTATGCCAGGAATTACGAATGCATCTCTGAACACAATCATGATCAGAAACTGCGAGAGCAGGGCAGACTCTCTAGCTGTTATAGACCTTCCCGATGTGTACAAGCCAGTACATGAAGAAAAGGCTACTACATTTAAGGACCGCCTAGGCGATGGAGTACAATCTGCTGTAAACGCTCTAAACTCTAGAGGCATAAATTCAAGCTATGGGTGCACTTACTATCCGTGGGTTAAGATTTATGACGAAATAAATGACTCGCAGGTCTGGGCACCGCCATCTGTAATCGCTCTCGGAGTGTTTGCAAATACGGAAAACAAGTCAGCGCTTTGGTTCGCCCCAGCAGGGTTTAATCGAGGTGGCCTCACAGAAGGTTCAGCCGGCTTGCCAGTACTTGGAATTACAGAGCGTCTATCGTCTAAAGATAGGGACATTTTGTATGAGGCAAATATAAACCCAATAGCCACATTTCCAGCAGAAGGTATTGTGGTATTTGGACAAAAGACTTTGCAGACAACTGCATCGGCTCTAGATAGAATTAATGTTCGAAGAATGCTTATTTTTGTCAAGAAAGAGGTCTCTCGAATCGCGAATAGGTTATTGTTTGATCAGAATGTTCAAACAACTTGGGATCGATTTATTGGCCAAGTTACACCTTTCTTAGAAAGAGTTAAGATTGGCTTTGGATTAACAGAATTTAAGGTAGTCTTAGATTCGACCACGACGACACCTGACTTGATCGATAGAAATATTATGTACGCCAAGATATTCTTGAAACCAGCTCGATCGATTGAGTTCATCGCTGTCGACTTTATTATTACAAATACTGGAGCTGCTTTTGAAGATTAAAAAATAGTTAGCGGCTATTTAGTTTGTAAGATACTATAGGAGGATACGTATAATGGCAATACAACAAGGACCTGGGTTTTGGGCAGACCGATCTACTGAGCCTAAGAGACAGTATAGATGGCTCATGAGTTTTAATGGGATAGACCAGTGGATCATAAAGAGTGTGAAAAAGCCGTCGTTCCAGGTCTCTAACTCGGACCATAGCTTTCTCAACTATAAGTTCAAGTTTCCTGGCCGAGTTGAATGGCAAGACGTGAACGTCACTTTGGTTGACCCCATTCGTCCTGATGCAACTGCGACTATAATGAAGATTCTGCAAGCAAATGGGTATGAGTTTCCTAATGTAGCCAGCCAGCAAGGATCTAATCCTTTAACTATATCGAAGAAGAAGGCGGTGGATGCACTCGGGAGCGTTCTTATTAAGCAGATCGATGCTGACGGGCAAGGCTTTGTAGAGGTCTGGCGCCTTGAGAACGCGTGGATTTCTAATGCAGATTTTGGTCAGTTGAATTATGATAACGATCAGATGGTCGAAATTCAGCTAACCTTAAAGTACGACTGGGCAACTCTAAACCCAACTGATGCGTCAGTAAATCTCGCTCCTGGTGCAGGAAAGGTAAGCCCAACTTTTCAGCTCCCGACTATTTAAACCTGTAGTATAATCTGATATACTGAAAGAAAAGAGGTATTCATGACAAGAAACACATCGCGCACGCAGGCTCAACCAGTTGCGCAACCGACAGTCGTTCCAGCGCCTGTCCAGTCTCATGGAGTTACGTTCACCGTTCCAACAGAAATAGTACATCTCTCAACCGGGGGGCAGTTCTATCCGGAGAATAGTTCACTCCACGGCAAAGAGTCTATAGAAATAAAGTATATGACTGCGAAAGAAGAAGATATATTAACTTCACCATCCCTTCTCAAAGAGGGTAAAACTATCGACAGACTGTTGGAATCTGTGATGGTTGATAAAACAATCAACGTAGAGGATTTTCTAGTAGCAGATAGAAATGCTCTACTTGTAGCATGTAGAGTTACTGGATTTGGCAGCAAAATGCCAACCAATATTTCTTGCACACACTGTGGAGGTTTAAACGAAGTAGAGTTCGACCTAACCGAGATGGAGACGGAAACTCTACTAGAGGATGGATCAAGTCTCGGAGTTGCGAGAGAGGGTCCATTCTATAGCTTTGAGCTTCCGATCTCAAAGGTTCATATCACTATTCGTCCGTTGTTTGTATCCGACGAAAAGTACTTAGAAAAGTTGCAAGTCCAGCAAGATAAATTAAATTTACCACAAACAAGACTTACAGACTCGTTAAGACAGATTATTGTTAGTGTTAACGGAGATGTGAACGAATCAACAAAAAACAATTTTATTGACGTAATGCCGGCACAAGATTCTCGCCACATTCGCAATATATACAAGTTAGTAGTCCCTTCATATGTGGGAAGGAAAAATATGACTTGTCTTCACTGCCAGCGAGAATCTGAAGTGGAGGTGCCGTTTAATACGGACTTCTTTTGGCCTGGGCAATGAATATATTAAATCGGTTTATGAAACAATATTCTTGATGAAATATCATGCAAACTGGAGTTTTTTCGAAGTCTACAGTTTGCCGATAAAGGTAAGAGAATGGTTCCTTCAAAGACTGACTAAGCAAATAGAATCAGAAAATGAAGAGTACAGAAAAGCTCAAAATAAGCCGACTTGATAGTCGGCTTATTTATTTCTAGGTATTAACTAATTATAATATGGCCATTACAGTACAACAATTTCTTTTAGACAATCCTCAATTTGCAGAGCTGCAGAA